TCCTCCTTATTTCATCTGACCTATCGCTACCCAGTTTATCTTCGTAGCTGTGGCTGAATTCCTCTGGAAGTTAATTGTAAATCCTTTTGATGTAACGTTTGTCACTCCTACATCACAGGAATGCGGATTTGCTGAATTAATAGACAAAAATACCTCCGGCGCTTCTGTAAACTCTCTGGTAAAAGTAACATTCTTTGTAATCAGTGAACCTAACGCTGCATCCACATCAATTTCCACATCTTTGCCTGCATAATTGGTTACACTCAGATTTACCGACTTACCAGTTGCGCTTACAGATGCCGGTATAGTTACAGTGCCAATAACCTTAGGTAATGTTGCCTTTCCTATGCTGCCTGTAGTCGTCTTTGGTGTGATTGTCACAGACCCTTTAAGTATCATAGGTACTATGTAGCTTGAATCACCTTTAAAAATTCTAAAGCTGCCATCGCTATAGATTCTTGCAGATGCCAAATTAGACCCGGATGCATTCTGTAATATCAAAGCTGCTGCCAGCAGGTCAGGAAGCCCCTTGGTATCGTAAGATGATACCCATGACATAATTGCCGCCTTAGCGTAATCTGATGAGGACTTCAGTGCGCCATCAAAGTCTCTTTTCTTTTGCAACGCTGTTACATTAGTTCCAAGGGTATCCAAACTTGACTTATTTTCTTTTACTGTCCGAGATACGCTTTCTATATCACTGCTATTTTGTTCCACATCATCCATAATGACAAATAGTGAATCTACTAGCGGGATAACCCTGTTCACTGACTGAATCACCGAACCATTTAAACAGACTTCAAACAATGCAACTTCTCTCAATGTGCCGCCTAATCTGATATCGTTCTGTGTCAGCTCCGGTTTCTTTGCATTACTTATATTGGTAGCCGCCGAGCCCTGCATTATATCTACTTCTGCCGACTCAACACCAGTATCTGCATTCTTACTGTACCTAATTATGATTAAATCATATCTGTACAGACCTTGCGTACCAGTAGCAATTTCCAGCTCTTCATCACCCTCGATTCTTATATGTGTGCCCTGCATTACCACTTCTGACTTAGTAAGCTGCAGTGTATTTCCTGATATGGCATTTGCCTGAAAATCAGCACCGGTATATAGGACATAATCATCTACACCAATGATTCCCTGCTGCAAGGCCGCCATATCATCCGAATTTACATGGGGCTCACCTGTGTATCCGGTTATAATTTTTGCCATATTAATCACCATCTCCTATCTTATATGATATATTTACTGCTCCATTTTGTATGTTGATAATTTTCTGGGTTATCCGTTCTTTGATTGTTATTCCTGTTATATAATCTCTTCCGCCTATTACATCCCCAAGCTCTGCTTCCATATTGTCAGGAATAGTCATCTGCTGGGTATCAGTACTGTTTATATCCTTAAATTTGTCTGTGGCTGCGGATAGCAATTCTTCTTCTGACTCTGTGTTTGAGTCATTATATAGATATACATGCTCCCCATCAGGAAATGTATCTACCAGTTCTATCTTTTCGTCATCCCTAAGATGCAGGTGCAACACCATTCTCTCTGTCAGTTCTCCTGACCCTAAGCACAACATGTACTTGTACAGATTCGTATACTGTTTGATGGTAAAATTAACGTCACAATCCTGTGAAGTTTCAATCAAATCTGAATAATCTGTAATGGGCATTGCCGAAAGCTCTACTATGAATGTATCCTCTGCCTGTACCGCCTCCAGATTAAGACGATATTCTACTGAATTAAGCATTTTTGTGATACCATCTAGCAGACTACAGTATCTGTCAAATTTGTAATTTTCCAGTATTACCCCTGTATCACGAGATGATGCTGTAAAAACAGCACCCATTTGATTTTTAATGAGTGCTGCTATACATGTATTTAATTCTCCGCTTATATATCTGTGTGACTCACCATCCGGGGGCTCTATATACCGCTTTGCAAGCATGCCTCTGAATGTGTCCCCTGTAAACGATATATTCTCATCAGAAGTAGATACTTCCGGATCGTCCAGTCTGCCACCATACTCTGTACCCAGGCAATATATGTAATTACCTGCTGCATATATCTCAGGATCATATGTAGAAAGCCGAACCTTAAGTTGGAAATCATTATCTACACCTACGTCAATATCAATTTCTGACTTAGAGTCCAAATATCCTTGGTCTCTAAGCATTGCATCCGTTATTATAAAATCCATTTAGTCACCATCCATTCCGGGAGAATTAACTGTGATATAGTCACCATCACTATCCAATATGTAGCTCCCCGCACTATCAAGCAGATAGTACTTTTTACCTACTTCAACCACGTCTGCTACATCTGATATTGATACCTCATTATATTTCCACGGCGGTTCAGACCTTGCATCAATAAGAGTGATATCAAATCTAAATTCACCACTCCAGCTTAGTTTCTGCACTCCATAAGGTATTTTATAAAAAACAGACTCCTGCTTGTATCTCTGATTAAATCCATTTTGCACACTACCATCAATGCTATATATTCTAATCTTCTTTGCAGATGAATCTATCTCTATCCTTTCTCCGGACAGTAAATCTTTATTCATGCCATAAGTATGTTCACCTATCTTAATAGATGGCTTACTAACAGGTCCATAAAATACCAGCCTGAAATCAGAACCAAATATATAATCATTTTGTATATGGTTTGATGCAATCGCCGTCCTCTGAAAGTCAAAAGGATAATCAAACTCAAAATCTACGCCATATGTAGGGTCTGCTGATTCCGGGTCAAATACAAATGTTTTCTCAGTTCTCCACACAGGGTCATCAGTACATATCTTCATACTTGATGTGATCAGGCGCTCGCTTTTTAGGTAATCACTGTTTGAAATGCTATATATATAGCAATTCATGTAGTAATCTCCGACATATATGCGTCCTTTCTGTTCCGCTATAACATCTCTTTCTGCAATAACATAGGCATTGTTTCTACTGGTCCTGCATGCTTGTCCTGAGCTTCCACAGAATATAGTTGGAAGAGTCCTGGTTGCAATGCTTCGCTTAAAGCTGCCAATCATATCATTATTTGTATTATATGACCATTCATAATCCCTTAAGTCACTTGCATTTGCAAATATGCCATTTTTTCCAAATTCTATAACTTCATTCAAATGATTTACATATCTGAACTTATCAAGCATTTATACAATCACCTGCCTTACCACTCTGCCAAATTCTCTCTTGTTAATCTCAAGTCTCATGCCATCCATAAGACCTGGTACGAGCTCAATAAGTGTTTGCAGCAGAGCAATAATCTTATCCATCTTCTCTGAACTGCTTTTACCACCGAACTCAGCATCCATGTCTTTGGCTACTGCGGAAATCCACTTATGATTCTTCTCAAGAGGAACTACAGCCTCTGCTCCGTTACCTTCCAAAATACCTACCTGCCCACGTTCAAGCACACCACCTTCTTCCATCTGCGGTGTATCAAGCTTATCCAGTTTGTTAAGTGATACTCCTGGAATTTTGTTAATTATGGATATTGCTGTGTTAATTGCACCAATAAATCCATTGATTATTCCAATGGCCTTGCTCAAAATCCAGTTTACGGCATTTTTAAAAGCTCCTGATACAGCATTTCCTATGGATTTGCCTATATTAGTGAATATGCTCTTTATCTTGTTGAAAATTCCCGTAAAAAAGCTGCTAACTCCACTAAACACCATTTTGACGTTATTCCAGGCAGCCGTAAATATACTCTTAAAGAAGTTACCAACTGCTGAAAAAACATTTTTTATTCCAGACCAAATGCCTGAAAAAAATCCAGTTACGGCACTAAATACTGTCTTGATGTTGTTTAGTCCTGTCTGGAACATACTCTTGAAGAAATTGCCAACTGCTGAAAAAACATTTTTTATCCCATTCCAAATACTGGAAAAGAATGATGTAATTGCAGACCATACCAACTTCACATTGTTTAAGGCATTTTGGAATATAGTTTTGAAAAAATCTGCAACAGGGCTAAATATATTACATATTCCATCCCATAATCCACTGAAAAAGTCGGTAATGGCTGACCATATGGTCTGTACTAATTCTACTGCTCCACTGAACAGGTCGCTTACCGGTTCTATCAAGCCTGTTATGAGTGCTGTTATAATCTGTGGTAATGCCTTTACCAGCTCTATCACTATAGTCGGTATCGCCTCAACCAAAGCCATGAACAAATCTATCGCTCCCTGAAGCAGAACATCAAAATTTTCCATTAATGTAGTCACTATGGTAGTAATGATGTCCGGAAGAGCTTCCACCAGATATATAATAATCTGTGGTATAGCCTGGATGAGTGCCATC